CTTTTGCCTTGAGTCTTTCCAGATTGTTCTCTTACCTGATTTCCTAAATTGCTCTGTTGGTAAGAACACTGCTATTTCCCATTCAGTGGCTTGTACCATAGCTGCTGATCCTTCGACATGCTTATATAAATATCTTTTAAAACACGGAGCAAACCATTTTAATTTAGATACGCTTTTAAGAAGATTATAGTTTAATTTAAACTTAGTCGATTCGTCGAATCTTTTATTATTTGTTATATCCATTAGAGCATCAAGCATCTTAGCTCGGAGCGGTGGTGGGAGATAATGGAGGTTTAGACCATAGAATCCACCTTTTACTGCTTCTACCATAACGACCAAAGGGAAAGCATCATAGTAAGGTAATGTTTCACGATGCTTAGGGTCGTAGAAGTACATGTACATGGAGCCAGAACGCAATCGATTACGCTCAACCAGATTAGGATCTTTTAATAGTCCACGCCTGCTTAAGCTTGATATTGTTTTAAGCTTATCCTGGAACCATGCACGAGAAGAATCCGTGCGAGGTGTTATCCCAGCCTTAAATGCTTGTGCTTGATACTTGTCGAATAGGGAATCTGCCATAATACTATTTATGCTATTTTGTTTACATTCCTATGAATATATGATATAATAAGAGAGTCTTCTCTGGAGGGGATTAGATACTATCCAGTCAGGAGTCTTATTCCCAAAGACTTTAAGGTATCTTCAGTCCATATCTCAAAGTGATATCCACGGTTCTTGGCATACTTAGTAGCAGCCTCCCACTTAGATTCATTTTTAATAAAGGTCATGACTTCAGAGATATACTTCTTAGTTTGACGTGCTGGTTTCTTTGGTGGTACAGTCTGAGACTTTGGTTTGATTTCAACAAGGACTGTTCGGCCATCTGCAAATTTTACTTTTAAATCAATAAAGTATCTATGTGGCCTATTATCAGTCTTACAGACATAGGGTACTACTACTTCTTCAGAAGACCAACCAATAACTGCATCTTGGTCTTCACACCAGCGAAAAGCTTGTCGCTCCCATAAAGAGCGATAGGTAACTTTCGAAGGATCTCCCAAATACTTTTGGGGTTTCTTTATTTTGTATTTGCCCTTATAAGTCTTTGACATAAACACCATAAATAGATTAAGTACATTCAATTTATTTATAAGGTCACGATATGGCTCGCGAATACATATATCCAGCTCAATTGGCCGGTGCCAATGTGCCTTTTATGAGGATAACAGCTAACCGCTATAAGTATGGCGGATCCGGCGCACCGCAAGGCCATGTAACACTCTATCACCCACCTGGTGTTTCGTTTTCAGATGGTGCTGGCTATGGTACTATGGATATGGGACCAATCGGCTCTCAGCTTATGGCTGGTATTCAAAGCGGGAAGTCTGCTACGGATATTGCTAAAGAGGCTAATTCACAGATTAATGGTGAAGGATCAAATGCTGATCTTCGCTCAATGATGAGTTTAAAAATAGCAAAAGATTCTGGACTAGGTAATTTAGTACCTGGTGTTGAGAACCTTTCTGATATGTATGGTATGTCTAAAGGCGTTGCCACTAACCCCAATACTGTTGTAGCATTCCAGAATATGACTATCAGGTCATTTAACTTTAACTTCTCTCTTGTAGCAGAAGATCCGAGTGAGTCACAGGAGATTCGTAAGATCCAGGAGTTCTTTCGCGGCGAAATGTATCCAGAACAGGGAGCAGGTTCTTATCTTCTTACATATCCTTCTACATTCTCTATTAAGTTCTATACACAAGACGGGAGAGAGAATCCGTACTATCCTAGAATATATGAATGCAATTTAACTAACCTACAGACTAACTTTAATGATAATGCCCACATGCATTTTGACGGGGGTGCACCTATATCAGTAAACATATCCCTTACTTTCCAAGAAACGAAAGTTCTTACTAAGTCTGATATCGGCACAGAGGAAAGATAATAATGTTAAACTTTTTTAAAAGCTTTCCTTTAGTCCAATATCAGTTTAATGAAGACTCAGAAGAAAAGAATATTATTATTGATATTAATCGTAATGTTCGTGCTTATATATCTGAAATGGATAATGCCAACGCTTACCGGTATTATGAAGTAAACGATGGTTCTAGACCTGATCAGGTATCAATGGAATTATATGGTACTCCTGCATACTATTGGACATTCTTTGTAGTCAATGAGGATCTAAGCAATGGATTACATGAATGGCCTAAGTCTTCCCAGGAATTAGCTAACTTTGTCGATGAGACCTATTTTCGTACTGCTCTTACATTGGAATCTAATCTTGGGGTATTAAGTGATTCACATCATCTATATAATTATCCTACTCTCGTAATAGGAGAGACTGTTAGGGGTCTTACATCAGATGCAACTGGTAAGATAGCAAAAATAAACTATTCTACAAATAGTCTTATACTTTCTGATGTTACTGGTACGTTTATAAACGAAGACTTTATTACTCTAACTTCTGGATTAGCATTTGCAAAGGGCACACAATTTAACCATATTATTACAAAGGAAAAGGATGCGCCACATCATTATGTAGACTCACAGGGAAGAGAAATAGATCGTTTAAACTTTAACGCCTCTGATAACCAGTTACCTGTGACTAACTATGAGCACGAGGTAGAAATAAACGAAGCTAAGCTATCGATTAGGGTTATTAATCCTGCTGCTATAGATACTTTTGCCACTCGTTATCGTAAACTCATTAATTCTTAAGAGTAGAATATGCCCCTCCAAAAAGGTTTACATCCTACTGATCAGACTGCTGTATCTCCTGATTCTTTTAGGTTAACAGTAACGATTGAAGGAGCTAACGGTAAAGAAAGAGACATATCTCAGCTCGTTACTTCAATGACAGTATATGAATCTATCTTTCAGCAAGCTCTTATTGCTGAGTTTAATATAGCAGACGCCGTATCCTTATTTGAGGATTTAAACATATCAGGTAATGAAAAGATAGTATCTGTTGTACGTAAGCAGAACGATAAGAATTCGCCACCAGTTGACATTCAAAATGATTGGCATATTCTTGATATACCCATATACGGTAAGCCTAAGCCAGATATTGCTACGTATCGTATACGCTGTGTAACTTCATTTGGACTGGTGTCTAAGTTTCGTAGGATTTCTTCTGCACTATCAGGTACATCAATTGATATTATTGAGGAGCTATATAGGCAAACCGGGATAACAATCGACAAGAAAGAAACACAAACCCTAGGCACTATGAAGTTTATACCGCCTAAGCTAACGTATTCCGATGCTATAGAGAATATACTACAGAAGAGCATGACACCCAATGGTTCGCCACTCTTTACATATCAGGTATTTCACGACTCAGCATTTGTTTTAAACTCCTATAACAAAATGATTACTTCTGATATACTGGATAACTATGTACAGGGATACTTCTATACACAGGAGTCACAGTCTGAAGGATCATTCGAAGAAAAGAGATTACGCATACTTGAATCATCTTCAAATATAGGATTCTCCCCATATAAGTCTATGAAGAATGGATCATATGTTACGCGTACGCACAAGCTCGATGTCTCTAATAAGACATATGAGGTAATTGACTTTAATGCCTATGACGATAAAGTACCTCTTATAGATGGTGATGCATCTGATCTTGTATGGAATAGAAACTTTAATATATCAGGTGTAGGCCCAAATACTTTAAAAGAAACGTCTACGATTTTTATAAATCAAAACTCCCTGTCTATGGCAGAGACAGGCGATCTAAACTATCATCAGTTTGGTGCATATAAAGAAGCAACCAAGAGATCAGTCTATTCTAATCTAGAACAGCTAGAACATTCTATTAAGCTATATGGCGATTCTAGACTAAGTCCTGGCTCAATAGTTAATTTAAACTTTCCTAAGACTGGTCAGGTAGAAGGATCAGGTCGTGAGAACGACGAATTTCTATCAGGTAGATATCTTATCGTATCAAGTACGCATTCCTTTGATGCTTCTGGTTACTTTACACAAATAAAAGTAAGACGTGATTCGGTGCACAAGCGATGAATAAATTTATGGATACAAAGTTTGTTTGGTTTCACGGTGTTGTGGAAGACCGAGCAGATCCTCTATATTTAAACAGGGTTCGTATACGTGCCTTTGGTTATCACACAGCGAATAAAGAGCTACTGCCAACTGCAGATCTTCCCTGGGCAACTATAATGATGCCTACAACTGACTCCGGTACATCTGGCGTAGGACGTTCACCTCATGGATTAGTTGAGGGATCGTGGGTAGTTGGTTTCTTCCGTGATGGTACGGA